CGAGAACACCATAAATTATTGTTCAATTTAAAATTAAACATTATGGATACTCAATTGAGAGTCACAGAGTTGGCGGTTGATCTTTTATCTCCCCCGGCTCTTGTGAGCCAGGAAGTACTGTCCTTGCATCGGACAGTGGAGAAGTGGATCAAACATGAGGGATTGCAAGGCATACAGAGGGTTAAATCTCTGTTTGACTATGCTTTGTCTACCCTACTGGAACAAAACCCGTCAGATCTTCCTTGGTTAAAGAAGACCGAAACAGGTGTTCCAGTTCTAATCAAACACACTTTAAATTGGGGCAAGGAAGAGCCAAATAAGGCGCTTACCCTGCTAAGGTTACATGATTTATATCACGATACCTTAACCGATGAAAAGTGCGAGGCAGCCCTAGAGAGCGTAATTGCTCCTAGTACGTCGACCGACACTCCGGGATACATTGATGCAATCCTAGAGGAGGCCGAACAGTTATCCGTAGATCAACTAAAGGTTGAAACCGGTAGTGTACCTATGTTATCCAAAGGCCCGAATGGTGTTTCCATCCTTTCGGCGCACTTAGATGCACGTGCACATCACCGTTACGGCACTGTCGAGTTACTCAAAGAGTTCTCTGATAGTGTGGCTGCTCATGGCAGAGGCGTTAAAACCTCAGAAGCCATGTTAGACATGCTCCAGTCCTTCAATGACCCAAAAGGTCATGAAGAACTAGGACGCCTCGTCTTCCTCGCAGAGAAAGCTGGAAAGATCAGGACCATCGCTACTGGCGATTACCTGACCCAAACAGCCATGAAACCAATTCATGATACCATAAATGGTATTCTGCGAAGACTCAAGGGTGATTTCACCTTTGACCAAGACGCTGGTAAGCGCTGGATGATAGATCAGACTGCCAAACAGAAATGGATGGCTAGTTATGATTTATCTTCTGCAACTGACCGACTACCTGCTAAATTGCAGGCCATGGTCATCGATGTCGTTCTACCGGGGTTCCTGGGAAAGCACTGGCTGCAGTTATTAACTGACCGTAGCTATCTAGTTACCCTTCCCTCAGGTAAGACCAAGTATGTCAAATACTCGGTTGGGCAGCCGATGGGTTATTACTCATCTTTTGCCTCTTTTGCACTTCTACACCATTGTGTAGTACGCGCTGCTTATAAGCTTGCGCATAAGGGTGCCCTACCTCGCCGTCAGTTCTACGCCATCATCGGAGATGATATGGTAATCACTGACAAGGCAGCTGGGGAAATGTATGTGAAAATGATCACAGACATCGGCGGAGTGGTGAACCTAGCAAAATCTAGACTCAGCACCACACCTGGAGTTACCATTGCGGAGTTTGCGAAAGCTTACGCCATCAATGGTAAAGACATTACTCCATTCTCTCTGAAGGCCATTGCCTCGGGCTTGTCAAACCCAATGAGGCTGCCACGCCTAGTACAGTACATGTACGAAAAGCGCGGTTGGACCATCAGGGTCAAGAAACTGAAGTTCATTCTTCGGAAGTATTGGCCAAAGGAGGCCGACACTCTTATCGGTCTGATACCGGTACCCCATAAGTTGGGTGGATTCGGTAAACCGAACTCTGAACCACTTGTGGAATCCATAAAGGGCAAGAACGGAAACGCTCTTCGACTCTTCATGGCTAACAAAGTGCACCAGTCGTTTCGCAAAATCATCAACATCTCTGAAGATGTATTAAGCGATCCGTCCTGGGACGACCTCGATCCGTCACAGACTAGAAAGGCTATGTACGCCCTACAACGTCTGATCAAAGACAGAGAAGCAGAGGTGGGATTTCCACTTGTCTACCACTCGGCGAGAGAGTTTGCTCGCTGGGCAGTGGATAGTGATATCCCAATTTCAACTCTCGTTAACTGGTATAAGCGCATGACTGCGCCGCTACCCGTTGTTTTACGAGAAACGCTGCCACCGGATAGTATATCCTGGTTAAAAGCTGTTCGTGAAGAC